TGCTATTTCCGATATCAGTGCTCTTTTTAAATTTTTATCATGTGTTCCTATAATATTATCAATAATCCCATCCCACATCGATCCTTTTTCACATAATTCACCTAAAAATTTATCCAATTCATTCACTCTTTATATATTATTTTTTCACCACTCCCCTATCTTTTAACCACCCTAAATGGAATTCTTCCTGTATCTTTTTTCTTTGCCATCTTGCTCATAAAAATATATCTCATAGCATCAATCAAATGATTATAATCATCAATCGGGCTATTTAATTTCAAACCAGTATATTTATCCTTTATCCATGTATAATTTCTTAATTCTTCAATCAAATTTAAAGACCTATTGGTAATTAATAATTCCCATTCCTGTATCACAGATATTCCCCAGTTAATGCTATCCTTTCCTTTCACCACACCATTTATTTTTTTAAATCCCCAATTCTTTAATTCTTTAATGCTCTTAGGTTCCGCGCTATCAGCCCAAATTTCCACATTTGATATCTCGGGTCCAAAAAACCCATAATTGTCAGACAAAGCCTCTGAGATGCTTTTATAAATCGCTGAATTTGTTAAATTCTTTTCAAATAAAATTTCATCTAAAATAAATTTATCATTCCATTTCCAAACAGCCACTGCCGCTGTTGGGTCATTTGTATATCCAAAATCCAATCCCAAACCAATAAATGTAATCTGGTCTTTCCAATCATCATCCAGCGCATCAAAATAATCTATCACTCTCCAATTCTCAAAAACCACACCTTCCAATGATCCGATTTCACCATCAATATAAACCCTGCACCAATTCTTCCAATATTCACTGGTTTTTGCTTTTTCTTGATTTATTTTAAATTGTTCAATAACAGTTTTCTCTAATGCCTCATTATCATTATATTTTAATATAATTCTTTTTGAATCTGGTTCTAAAAGCACATCAGTGATTGCCCAAAATGTTCTATCCGGGTTGTAATCCAAATAAATATCACCTCGGGTTCTTGTGCTCAATTGTATATAAGATTCTTGGCTTACATGGTTACATTCATTAATATATAAAATATCCCTTCTTGCTCCTTTTAATTTATCAGGTCTATCCGCGGAAAAAAATTCAATATAAGACCCAGTACTGAATTGATATGTTAAACTCGATTTATTATAATTCGCCTCAATATATCTGCCTGTTGTTTTCATTATATTTAAAAAATCCCTAACAGCCCCTCTCCTCAAATGGGGCATCGATTCGCTTACAACAGAAACCGATGTGTTCGGTTTCTTTATACATATATCAATCAAAATTGTTAAAATAGCATATGTCTTGCCTGATGAAGATCCGCCTTGTATAATCTTCTTCCTGCTTTTTATTTTCCTAATTTTATCAATCGCTGTTGTGTATATCATTCATTAATAATATTTTTATTCATCATCATCTTCTTCATCATCATCATCATCCAAAAGAAAATCATCTTTAAAAAATAATCCCTCAGCAGCTCCTTGTGATATTTTCAATAAATCTTTTTCTTTTAAATCACCCTCTATAATATTATCATCATCATTTATTTCTTCACCATCTATGGGTTTTAAAAGGGGTTGTTCCATTGTAATATTCATATTAATTTCATCCGAATATCCCCTTTTCCTTGCCTTATATCGCATAAAAAACATAATTGCTTTTTCCGATCCTTCTCGAATATTTTTCATTAATTGGCTTTCAACAAAATCTAATGTCACCTCATCCATATCATCAACAGCCGCTTTAAATGATGGGTCTTCTTTTTTCCATTTATAAAATGTTTCCCTTGAAATCCCAGCCATTTCACATGCCGGGGTCACAATTCCTAATGTCTTTTTTAAAGCAGTAATCACTGCTTTCTTTTTCATTATTGTTGTTTGTTTCCTATTCATAATAATTCAATTCCTTTTTTTGTCAAATTAAAATAATATTTTTTAAAATCTTTATAATATCTTTTTCTATCAATATCATTTTCCATCACATTAAAAAATTCATATAAATAAATATCATGTAAATCCTTAAAATTTTTAATCGATTTATCATTACAATATTTATCCACTCTGCTTTTAATCTTGCTAAACAAAATATTATATTTATTTTGTTTCATTATTGCACTTTCTCGCTCTTTCTTTCCACTCGGCATATCATATATATTAAAAATTTATATCCCCCTCAATCCTGTCCTCATAATGGGGTTTGTATCCATACTTCTTTTCGAAGTTTTATCCTCTCGAATAACATCCGATCCCCACTTTTTTTGTAATAATTTAAATTGCTCAATCTCCCTATCCATATTTCTATATGTTGCACATCCACCTATTTGTCCAGACCCAGACATTCCTTGTTTCACATCATAGCATAAAAAATTAACCCTTAAACATCCATCATATTTATTTATATGTTGTAGGGTAATATCATAATCTTCCTTTAAAGGTAAATCTTCATCATATCGGATTTCTGTTCCTTTCAAATGGCAATGGAATGGGGATCCAACAAAAAGCAGGGTATTAAAAGGTACTCCTTCTCTATTCGATTGTTTATCAGAAACTGGGCTCATGCCCCATAATTTAAATCCCCACTCATCACAAACCCCAGTCATATTTTCAACAATTTCTTTTAATTCTGTTGGGTTTAATTTTATTTTCTTTATTCCATCCCATTTATATAATCCAGTACAATCATCATCTATAATCACTATCGCATCAACATCATCATCTTTATCCAAAAAATTATCCAATATATAATTCTTTATTCGACACACATTTCCTTGTGCTGAATCCGGTACAATCACTATATCATTTTTATTCGCCATATATTCCTTTGCATCACTTTCCCTAACCACCAATTTTGCATAGGGATATAATTTCTGTGTGCTACTCTTCTGCGGTCTTTTATAACTCGGTACATAAAATTTAACCCTCATTTCCTAATTCTTTTATTTTTAATATTGCATCGACACCATCAATAACTCGACCAATTCCCTTTGTATATGCTTTTCCACTTCCACCTTTATTCCATCCAGATTCCAAACCAAACATCGATTGTGCTTGTATCCAATCTATATCTTTATCAAATTTCAACACAATATAATTGCTATCAAAATCCAATCCTTTATTAAATTGTATTTCACCTGGTTCTTCATCTTCTTGTGACTTCGGTCCAGCCCAATCCAATCCCCATTCATTTAATTTTTCTAAATCCCAATTATCATTATTCTCCAGGATTTCCCAATCCCATTCTCCATATCCAACATTGTCCTTAACAATAAATTCTTGCTTTTGTTCTTTGGTTAAATCCTTAAATTTAATAATGGGTACTTCTGTTAAACCCGCTTTCTTACATGCCTGTAATCGCATATTTCCACCCAACACCACCATATTTTCATCCACCACTATTGGTCGAATATTTAACATCTGCGGGAAATCCAAAATGCTTTTCACTAATGTAGCCATTTTGTCTTTTTTAATTTTCCTAGGGTTGTCTTTATTCAATTTCACCAAATCAATATCCACAACCTCAACCATTCTGTTTTCATCCATATTATTTATTTTATTTTTTATTTCATTTATATCTCGATTTTTTAATCTATCTTTTTCCCAAATCTTAATTTCCATTGCTGTTGGGCTTAAATATTTTAAACCCCAATTCACTTTATGTTCATCCTTAACATCTTTTAATTCACAAAAAATATCAAAATTTTCAACAGTCCATCTATTCGCTTTTGCATTTAATTTTGCTCTTTTTTCTTGTGTCCAAATGGCTTGTAATCCACCTTTCACCCCACCATATTTCGGTTTATCAAAACAAATATTTAACCACCTAACAATTGCACCAAATTTTCTATAATGCCTGACTGCTAATTCTGCATCTTCACCTATGGGATTATGCACTATCAAATCCTCCGATCTATCATTAATAAATCCATAAAATTTCCCTGTTATGCATCCATTTTTTGTATCTGCTTTATTTCGCATCCACAATGAATTTTCAATAGAATTAATCCCAAATATTTTTGTTTTATGGAATATCATTTGTTCATAAGATTGTTTCACTAATTCCTCAAAATTCATAAAGGTTTCCAATTTCGGTCCATCACCTATTAATATTTTCATCCCACAAAAACTATCATCCATACTGATTATATATTCATCATCATTAAAATAATTCCTTATAAAATTTCTTTTCGCTCCAATATTATCAGTATCACTTTTTATTATTTTTATATTGGGATATTTTTTTGTATATTCATTATAATCTTCATCATCACTTACAAATAAATACACTTTATCAAAATCAACATTCCATTCTTTTAACCAATAAAAGGCCATATCACCTATAATATCTGCTCTTCTATGTGTCGGTATTGCTATTTTATAATCTATCATTTATTAATTTATTTTTTTTTTTTTATATATTAAATATTCATATTTCCACCATTCTCATATAATCCATTTATCGATATATGTTGAAATTCACCACCCTTTCCTTTTATATTTTTCCAACCAAAGGCGAATGCTCTTTTTATAATTTCAGTGAAATAAGCAAATGTATTATGGCTTTTTTCTTCATTAAAATTAAACCAATATTTATGTATTCGTATCAAAGCCTCTTGTTTTAAATCCACTTTCATACTTTCATCTGTATAATGAAATTTTTTAATTAATTCATTCACCATTTTCATCAACATATCCCATGCCGATCTGGTTA